CAACTCCTAATTGATCAAGAGGGACACCGCCGTAAGCAATGTCTGAAATTAATTATTCTGGTCCCCTGCCATCTATTGCGGCAACAACAGGATCTATAACACCTTCTGTAAATTGTTCGGTAAAACCAGGTCCCTCTTCTAGTCCGTAATCAGAGTAAGTAGAAGATATTACTGGTTGTACATCAGGTTTTTGACCAAAAGGTAAACCAGTTTCAGGATCAATACCCGCTGCTATCATTGCTAGTTCTTTTTCTTGATCAAAAGTTAAAGGAGATTGTTGACCCGCAAATCTTCTTTTGTCTAAAGCTTGTTGTCCAAAGTAACCACCTAGGCCACCTATACCTAATCCTAATAAAGCATAAAGATCTTCTTTATTCATTAATTGCCCTCCTTAATGGTTGCTTGCATATTCTTTATACCATCTTTTGCAAGTGATACGCTAGCTCTAAGTTTCTGGTGTTTGTCGTTCTCTTCCATTTTCTCCTCTGCAAGTTCTCTAGATTGTAGCATTTTCATCTTTTCAAGGTTTAGTTTGTCCTCGCCCTCTTCTTCTTTTCTCATGTTATCTCTAGCCTTAAGATCTAACTCTCTGTCTTTAAGTTTTAGTAGAGGGTCGTTTTCGATGTTATTCAATACTTGTTTTTCAGCTTTTGCGTAGTCTTCCATAAATTCTGAAATTAGTACAGCTTTTCTACCTTCCATTTTCTGTTGTTCGTCTTGCATGGTTTTTTGTATTTGTTGTATCTGCGGGTTTTGCTGCAACTGTTGCATAGCTTGTGGATTGTTACCTGCTTGCATTTGCATTTGTTGTAATACTTGTTGCAACTGTTGTAACTTTTTTAACTCTTCTGCAAACTCAACNTGAACTTGTTCTGCTGCCATCANCTGTATGTGTTGCATGCAGTTAGTTTGTAATGCTGCTAAAGCTGCTGGATTGTTCCTACAAACAAGGGTGCCCATAAACTGTAAGTGTGATTTCATATGTGATTGGTGATCTTGTTTTGGAAATGCTTGAAATTTTTTACCACCTAAAGACATTACATTTTCTGTTGCTGGATCTACTGGCACTGGTGGAGCCGGTGGTGGTAATAATTTATCAATATCTTTTACACCTAACGCTTCATACATGTGTTTGTATGCATGATAAATATTGTGCATTTTTGGATTAGACATTGCCAACTGTAATTCTGTTTGTGCAATTGTAATTCTTTGTGTTTGAGAAAATATGTTTGGATCAGCTACAGGTATAATATCTATTCTCTCGTCAAAATCTGTTTGGAATATTTGTCTTTGTCCACCAACTACGTCGTATGGATAAGCAGGTGGCATATAAATTTTAAATGTTTTTGCTAACAACATAAACTCACATTTCATCGCTGCGTACAATCTTTTGTGTATCGCTGACATAACCCGCGATCCACGCTCCAATAACGCAACAGTCGTNCCNACTGCTGCACTCTGATTACCGTCACCAACTTGCATGTCTGCAATGCTCGCGAATCTTTGTCCTGACTCTACTACCGTGCTCAATAGTTGTAGAAGCACGGCGTTCGGACCGTTGAATGGTAAAGGCATAAACGCGTCTCTAAGATTTCCACCAGGTGCATCAACATCACGAAACTCGCCCGGCTGCAACGGTTGTGCTTCGTCTCTGACCCTGATGCCTCGCATCTTGAATCCGGCTGGTAAATTTGACAAGGTGCCGGCGTCTAAAAGTTGTCTNANNGCTGCTGTTGCAGTTCNGGACAAGCCGCCGATCATGTGGATTAAGCCGAACCCGTAGAAACCGAGTCCTGGTAGAAATTTAAAATGCACGAAATAATCTTTTCTTGCGTTTAGCAGGATCGTTTTGTGCAAAATTAACGTCTGATAGATAACACAGTGCTTGTGTCTTCTTCAATAGTTACAATGTATGGTAATTTTAAACCTGATGGTTCTCCTGTTTGTGGGTTCATATCCTCAAACCCTTCAATATCTAATTCACAATGACACTCTAACAGAGTGTGTACTTCATCAAGGTTGCTTTTAGATGTTCCTTGTATGTCGTCTTTTGTATCTCTAACTTCATCAGAACTATCAATTGATCCTTCGCCAACATCAACATCTTTATAAAAACCTGTAAGCTGTTGTCTTCTTAATTCGTTAGATGTCATTTTAATTGTATGAATAATTGTATCCGCATCATCTAATGATGTTGCTGTGTATGACACAACCAAATCTTCTGCTGGCACAAACTTAGATACGCATCTTCCAAGAGCTGCATCGTAATAAATCTTTTTAAAAGTAGAACCTGATAGTGGTAAGTTAAATAACATTTGATCAAACTCAGGTTCGTACTCTTTCATTTCAACCATAGTTTGATAATTCATAAAATCTTTTACACGGTCTGCTTGTTTCTCTCTTGCATCATCAACCATGCCAATAATTTTAGTTCTAACTGGACCGTCTGCAGGTAATAATTCTTTGTATGCAAGAGACTGAAATTGTGTAACAGCTTCTGCAAGTACGGGGTGTGTGGCACCAGATGCACCTTGGAAAGGATCTGATCTGTTTTCATATTTAAAACCTAACAGGTCTAAACCTTTTGTGTATGTATCTTCCCAATCAGAACGAGAGCCTTTGTATTCATCATAACTGTTTTCTAAATCAGATGAAATTTCATTTAATATATCGTCTTCTAAAAATTCTGCTAAGTTAGCTTCGTGTTCTTGACCTCCTGCCATGGCTGCAGTCATTGGGTCAAAATCAATTTCCGCTCCACCGTCGTCTGTCATTTCAATATCAACGTCACCACCCTCTTGAAACTCTTGTGGTTGTTCTGCCATTAACTCTACTTCTTCGTCGTAAACAGTTTTTGGAACTTTAATTTGATCTTCTAGTGCTTTATCTATTGCCATTATTTACTCCTAAATAAACTTCCCATGCCATCTGACATTGGTCCTTTTAACGGTGGCAGTGTACCACCTTTTGATTTTTTTGTCCTTGGTTTAAATGGTATAATATTATCTTTTCCTTGATCTCTTAATCTATTTAATTGTGTAAAATCTGTTTGTATAAATTCAGGTGCACCTTTAACTGGTTTTGGTGTCAAATCACCACCTAATTTTTCTATCTCAAGTAAGTCATCCATTCTTCCTAGAGCGTCATCCATGTATTCTAAATAGTCATTGTTTAAACCAGAAACAGGATTGTCAATTTGTTTAGCAACTTTGTCTCTTATAGCAGTTGCAAGTTTTGTCCTTTGTGCTTGTGTCAGTAATCCAAGTTTTACACCTGTTAATATATCTTCTGCTTCATCTAAACTAAACTTAAGACCTTCACCTGTTGGTTGATCTACAACTTCGTCTGGAACTCTTCTAAGTTGATCGTTAAATATAATTTTAAACTGATCATCAGTAACGCCTTTTGTTGTTACGTTTTGTTTATAAGTTTGTTTCGCACCAAAAGGTTTTATTCCTCTTTGTGCAAGTTTAGCTGCTTCCATAATACCTTTACCAATTAACGGGCCACCTGCAAACATATTTACTCTTCCGCCTTTGTTAAACTGTGGTTCTGACCCGCCTTCTCTAAATAACATTCTTATAAAATTTTCTGCGCCTTCAGGATCATTGTCTAATAATCTTTGAAGTTTTACGTTGTCTTCCATTAGTATTGCTCTAAATCTTTCATAGTCAACTAGCTTCATCATAGCACCTCTCATAGCCTCATTGTATCTAGGTGATTCTTGCACCATGTCATACAAAGAATCCATTTGTTCAAGTGTAGTTTTGTCACCTCTTGAAACATTTTTAATTTGTTCCATGTCACCTATAATGTCAGATCTGTGTCCTGTTTGGAAAGGACCTTTGTTAACCATATTTTTTTCTAGCATAGGATTTATTCTTCTAAGCAATGCCATTATACCACCTTTAAATTTTCCAACACGTCCACCTGCCGCATTTAGTTTTCTTGTTGGATCAATAAGAATTGGAAGGTCTCCTGAAAAAGACATTCCGTCAGATCTTATTTTTTGCATTGCCAATCTATATTCTTCAACAGCGTCTTTTATTTTGTCAGCGCTTTCAAAATCACCTTTGTCTATAAACTCTCTCATTCTT